TCGCCTTGGTTTGGCTCAGGCAGTATCTAAAATTAACCTACGCCATACACCGAGCGCAACAGGTAAGGTTGCTCAGGCTAAGGAAGTTCTTGGTTTGGTTTATACCTATGAAGATGCTTTCTCACAAGAAGTAAAACGCCTTGTTGATCAAGACTTTACCGATACACAATTTGAGAAATTAGTTAATGACTTGTTTCCAATTTCTGATGAGTTCAAGGCTTCAGGTGTTACTAAAATGACTAATAAGAGAGATGATCTGTTAAACCTTTGGACAGCACCTACTCAAATGAATATCGCTGGTACCAAGTGGGCGGCTTATAATGCAGTTGCTGAGTATGCAGATTGGTTCTCACCTGTCCGTGGGGCTGACCGAGATAAGGCTCGGGCTGAGCGTATCCTTACTGGGGCAACTGATGACCTGAAGGCAAAGGCTCTAACGCTTCTAGGCTAGGACACATTAAAAATGACCCCCTCTTCGGAGGGGGTTGTTTTTTTGGAAAAGGTAGTAAAATAGGGTCATGGCACACGCTTCCGTTAATGTAGATATCGGTGCACTCCATGTTGAGATAGAAACTGATCAAGTTTATCCAGATGGTATGACCGACTTAATTAACCGTGCCGCAATACTAGTTGGTTCAGCAATTGCTCAAGCGAAAGCCGCAGACATAGACATAATGGCAATTTATAATACTGCTGACGATTATGATGACGAAGATGAGGATGAGGAAGCAGAGCCAGTCTGACTAATTTCAGCCGCCCCAGCAATATAGGCTAAGGCATCTACATAACTATCTAAATGGTTTTTATTGGCTCTAATTCTATTGATCTTAAAAATTGCCATCATAAGTGCAACATCAATGGCATCTAATTGAGTTTCAGCATAGCCTTCCCACATCTTGGCACATTGTTCTAAGTTATACTCAAATGACCCGTATTGATCATGACGATCTTCATTAAGTGTTTTTTCTGCTTGTTTAAGAAAATCTTTTGCTTTCATTAAGTTAGTTTAGCAGATTAATCTAACCAAACTTTATACCCAGCAGTTACTCTGCCTTTGATCGGGTCAATGAAGTGAAGTCGTTGAGAAGGAGTAGCAGTTGCCGCAAGCATAACTCCTGCGTACCTGTTATCAGATTCTGTGGATCCTGTTTGGTATACCGAACCTTGACCATTTGCGAGTGCCCACTCTGCGTGCGTGTGGTAGTGACCGATATAGACATCTCTGAAGTCCCACGGATAACTTCCGCTTCTCCATCTATTGACGTGCTGGACGATTGTTGCTGGGCTTGCAAAACCATTTCTACCTACCTCATCTCCGTGAATTAGTAACGCCTTATAGTTACCAATCTCAACCCGTTGGATGTCTTCAGGACTATCGTTCCAGATTAATCTTTTTTCACCTTTTAATAACTGTCTAGATAATTCATAACACATGCGGTCAAAGTTATCTGAGCGTGGAACATTATCACGCTTAGAGCCTATTCTGCCGTGGTTTCCCCACTCAGATACTACATATACTTTCTCGTAGTTTGCAAGGGCATACTGGACAACCTCAACAAGAAGTTTAGACACAGTTACATACTGCTCAAATAGTGTGGCATCAATTTCAAAGGCTTGAGTTGGAAAGTTAAACAGACCCTCTACCATGTCGCCCCCGAACATAATAGTTACATCTTTAACTGGATGATCAGCCCGTTGGATATCTGTAATTCTTATCGCTTTCTTACAAAATTCTAATACCCGTTTTCTCATTACTTCACTATTGTAAGTAATAGTTTTCTTTGCACCTTGCCAGTCTGTTAAATGCCAAAGAGCCACCTCTACACCTGTTTTCCTTTTATCAAGGTTAGGGGTAGGGGTGGCTGGTATGGGTCCTAATGCAATAACTGAATCTCGTGAGGCTTGAATTGTTGCCTCAACTAATTCATCAGTTCTTTGCTTGGCTTGCTGTAATTGTTTTTGGGCACGGACAAGTGCCTTACGCAACTCTGCTATTTCAGGATTAGATTCTTGTGCAAGTTTTATTAAATCATCCTCTAACGACACCAGCACAGACCTTCCGTCGGTGACGCCCAATTACACTATCTGATATTGAATAACCGTTATTTCTTAGCACTTTAGCAAGAGCAATATGGCTAACAAGTTTGTCGTCAAATCGCTCTTGTAATAAAGTCGCTTCAGCCTTCGGTAATCCTTGCATAACTGAACAGACAGAGCAAAGAGCCCTGCGTGCAGATGGGAAGTTAGCCTCGTTCTTGAGGTCTTCTAGTAATCCCACTTATGCCTTTTTCTTTGTTGCTTTCTTTTTGTCTGCAACAACCAACTTCTTAATTTCAACTTCTGCTTTGTCTGCAACCATACCAAAAGCAGGGTCGTTTGGATTAACTGCACGAATTGCAGGTCCTACAACTCCAACTGCTAATGCTGTAATTGCTATCTTTTTGTAGTCATTTTCGCCTGTGCTAACCATAGCAATTGCGGCAACGACATAACTTCTAACATAAGAACTAATTGCAAGTTTCAACTTTGGGTTCATCATTTCTTCCTTCCTAGAGGGGACGAGCCACGCCCATAATCATACTATAAGGACGCTTTCTTTCATAGACACCATCACCATTACTTTGAGAACCTGTTTTACCACTTGAGGTATTGCCCTCAATGCAGGTGAGGTTTTTCTTTCCATCATTAGACACAACTATCCCAACATGATCAGGTTGTGCGTCATCATCAAATTGAAAGAAAACTATATCGCCAGCCTGAGCCTTGCCTACTGGTATTACTTTGCCATTTTTAGCAAACCATTTAAGTCCTGCGTCACATGAGGCAAAACCTTTTTTAGTTTGAGCGGCAACTGAGGCACTTTTGCCAACTTCATTAAAGCACCAAGAAACGAACATGGCACACCATGGTTGGTTATTCAGCCCATACCACTTGCCATATTTTGTATCGTTATTTTGACCCTCTTGGTAGTTTAACTGTGTTTTTGCTATATCTATTACGCTCATTTTGCCTTCCTTCTTTTATTTTTTTTCTGTTACTATCAAAAAGTATATTTGATCAATACGAGTTTCTAGTTTATTGACTTTCTGTTCAATACCATCAACCTTGTCTTTTACACTTGAGCCACCGTTGGGCTTAAGTTCAGACAAGTAATCTTTGACCATGGCTTTAGTTGTAAATCTATGGATTGCCCAGATAAATCCTAGTAAGCTAAGTGTGGCAGAAATGACTACTGCCCAGTCAGATATGTTCATAGTAGTTCCTTATGGAGTGTAATTGGATTGGTTTAATTTATGCCAAGCAGTTCCGTTATAGTAAACTAATTGACCAATGTTAGTAACATAATACATATCGCCTTGCCGCGGATTAGTAGGCAGATCAGTTACAAAATTTAATGAAGGTGCATTAAATCGGTAGGCTGTTTCAAGTGATCTAATACGCCTGTCTAAGTCCCAAAACATTTCTGAGATTACAGGTGGTAAGTTAATAAATGGCATCTTTGTCCCTAGGTTGTCGTTGGGTCAGTAAGAGTTAAAGTTACTCGTTCAGGACCATCTTCGCCAGGTTGAACAGAGATAGCAACTATTCTATAAACTTGTGATAAGCCAAAACCGCTACCATTATTTGGAAAGCGGTCATCTGTAATTCTAAGTAGGCACTCATCACCTGTTTTATATGAACCAAGAACTGGTGAGGCGTAGGCTGGTATAACTATCTTTGGAGTTACCACAGGCAATTGCTTTGCCGTTACTTCACCTAATGTCTGCTGGTATAAAATTGTTGGGTCGTATTGATCAGTATAAGAAACTGTGTCTTCAAGTAGTGGATAACCTGCCGCAATTTGATCTGTTGGGGCTGTTGCAACAGCAACAATTTTTGCCTCATTAGATTGAGGACCCACACCATACATTTTATTAGCAACTACTGAACCATCATCAGGCCATTCGTAGGCAACTATATTGCCCGGAAATTCAAATACTAAAGCATCAGCATTGTTGGCATTAAAAGTAATACCGCGAAACGGGTAGGCTGTTTGAGCGTATTTTCTTGGTTCAAGATTACTGTCGTAGGCGACATCTATGTTGAAGTCAAAACCATCTTGTTGATTAGATAAGTCTTTAATTGCACCCCAGACATCTTTGAACTCGTAGGCATAATAGACACGAGTTACATCAATGCCCGACACATTGGTTGGAACAACGACACCAATATCACCACCAGCAAGATCTTGTGCTAGGGTCAATAAATCTTGAGCAATAAATAACTGATCTTCATTTTCATAAACTAAGGCTTGGTCGCCATCCATAAAGTTATCTGTAATACGGCGCCGTTCAAAATATGAGCCAAACTCACGGGCTTGAAAACTAAAATGTTGAGAATCAGTATCCCAAGTTCTTAGCCATATAATTCCACCCCATATAAGCACACCATCTCGATCTACATAGATAGCAGTACGACCAGGAATTGTGCTTCCTGTTATGTCGTATCCTGTTTCATTAATATCTGAACCAAGAATAGTGCCTGAGAAAGCACCTGGTGTGTTAAGTGTCTGAGTAAA